ATGGAGAAAGTCATTTTTAAATTAAAAGAACCTCAGAAAGGTATCTCAAAAAATAAACAGAAGCCTACACTGGTTAATATGTTTTTTTCATTTGGTTATTATGAAAGATCAAATTCGGGTACAAAGAAATATATTCCTCTTAAATATTCTACCGGATTAAAAATCACACCTTTTTACTGGAAAGATAAACCGGATTACCAGGCTAAGCAAATATCGGATTTTGCATATAAAAATTTCAATATTAAGCTGGCGAATCTTAAAAACTTAGTTATTGATTTACATAGAGAACTTGAAAATAAAGGTAAAATAATAACACCTGATATACTACGTGATGAATTAAACAGAAAATTAGGCAGAGGCACAAATATTCATAATCTGAATTTCGGTGACTTTATAAGACTATTAATAAAAGAGAGTGAAGAAGGATCAAGAATTGGGAAGAATGGTAAGAAAATCAGTAAAGCGACAATTGTAAGTTATAAAACAACTTTGAAACACCTGGAAAAGTACCAGGAAGCGGATAGAAGAAATATTAATTATGACCAGGTTGATTTGAAGTTTTATAAAAAATTTACTTCGTACCTGCAATCACAAAACTTTATGCCGAATACTATAGGCAAAAATATTAAAAACATAAAAGTCTTTCTAAAGGAAGCTAATAAACGAGGTTTAACTGATAATCAAAACTACAGAGACGATGAATTCAGAGTATACCAGGAAGAAACTGAACAGATCTACTTAAATGACTCTGAACTTATGGGTTTATACAATCTCGATTTAAAGGATTCTTCTCGTCTGGAAAAAGTTCGTGATTTATTTATTATTGGATGTTTTACAGGTTTACGATTCTCTGATCTTGGCCAGATGAAAGCTGAACATTTTATTGCTGATAATACCCGATTAAGAATTAATACACTAAAAACCGGAGAAATAGTTGAGATACCTTTACATTGGACTGTAAAGGAATTACATAAAAAATATGATGGCAGGTTACCTGAAACAATCAGCAATCAAAAAATGAACAAATACATTAAAGAGATTTGTCAATTGGCTGGATTTAATGAAAAAATAAGCATCGCAAAGACAAAAGGAGGATTAAGAGTTGACAGGAGTTTTCCAAAACATGAATTAGTTACAGTGCATACAGCAAGAAGGAGCTTTGCTACAAATATGTATTTAGCTGGTGTACCAACCATTTCAATAATGAAAATTACAGGTCACAGGACAGAAAAAGCATTTTTGAGGTATATTAAAATATCCCAGGAGGATAATGCCAGGAAATTGGCCGAACATCCTTATTTTAAAAATAACAAGTTGAAGATTGTTTGATTATTATTATGAATTCTAAAACTCATCTATAAATGATATTAATTTATAATTTACAGATATGTAGGTTTATCCTAAGCACCAAAAGATATTACTATGGAAAAAAAATCTCCAAAGGATGAGAAATTAACAGACCTGCTTAATGACCTTGAAAATATTGAGAAAGATTCCAGCAAAATAAACAAACCGCAAAAACAATTTAAGGACCTTGATGTTGAATTACAAAAGGTTGTAAAAGAATTCAGGAAACTTAAAAAATACTCCGAAAAACTGGAGTTTTGGAAAAAGGAATTTTGGATTCATGGGTCATATTCCGTTGATTCTTTCTATGCAATACAAAAATTTATTAATATTTTACCAGAAAATGAAAATGAACGAAGATTATTTAATAATGAGCGTATTACAATAATCACTCAAGATTTTAAAGAATCCTACTTGCCCAAAACAATAACCAACAAAAATATAACTTTTGAAGAACTGAAAATTCAATACTTGACAATCCTTGAAAATGAAGATAATAAATCTAAATTCATTAAAAATGAAATAAGCCGAATTACTAACGAAGTCTGGGAAATTGAAAACTCGAGAATTTCGAATATATCCTATAAAAGACCCGTAGCAATAAAAAACAATCTATTAATACGAACATTCCAGTTAGCTTCTAATCAAGGGATTGAACCCACATTAAATGAGAAGGTTTACAATAAAAAAGAATTAATCGACATCATTGCTGGATTATCAGCCGGAAGGTATATGAAATTTTTGCAAAATGAACTCGTAAAATATAAAACATTAAAGCCAACTCCTGTTTCAAAAAGACTCTGGAATGGAAATATTGAATCATTAAAATTATTACATAAAATTCTGATAGATGATGAATTAATTGACAAAATAGAAGAAAATGAATTTATTAATCATTTCACATATAAACCATATAATTGCCATATAAATTGGTTAGAGGAGCAAATTATATTTGTGCGGTTTTTTGATAAATTAAAATTTGCAATTAATCCATGCTATTTATTGGGGAAAAACCATCTCCCTTCACCATCTGAATTATCAAAGCATTTTACAATTAAAGGTATTCAAAAAACATCAAAGCATTTAAGACAGAGTAGATCTTCACTTTCTGATATAAATACTAAGTTTGAAGATGAAATCGACTCAATTATAGACAAAATTAAGAAAGAATTTATTCGACATTAAAAATTGTCGATCAATTGTCTATTGGATAGTGTTCATTTTTGCAAAAAATAATAAAAAATGGATACTATTCAAATTAGCAACATCTCAATCGATGAATTAAAAGAATTAATTAAAAGTTCACTTCAGGAAATTCGATCAGATATCCCAGCACAAAACTCTGATGATCGAAAAGAAAAATATGCAACTCGAAAAGAGGTAGCAGCTGCTTTACACATATCACTTCCAACATTAAATGAGCTTACTAAAACTGGTGTTATTCCAGCTTACCGCCTCAATGGCAGGGTGCTCTATAAGTGGTCGGAACTCGAAAAATCACTAAAAAAAGTTGAAACTTTAAAGTATCGGAGGGTTCAATAATGAAAACCATTCCGGAAAAACTTCGCAAGAACGGCTTTAGTTATAGTCAGATAATACGAGGTACTCGTGCTGCGATATTTGAGCAAAACGTATCCCCTGAAATTAAATATTTTGAGGTCTTCATCATTAAAATAAAACCAAGGTTAGAAATCAATGGAAAAGTAATTGAAGAAAGAGAAGCCTTTCCAAAAAATGAAGATTTTGGAAGGTCTGCATGGAGCTATGCAAATTATGAAGATGCAAAAAAAAAATATGATGAACTCGAAAAGAAAAGTGACATTGAAAAATTATAACTCAGAAAATAATTACCAGTTTGAAAATGATTGATTTTATCAAAATAAATGATCTTTCTATTGGTCTTGATATTCAAAATTATCTTGACTTTGAAATGAAATTTATTGAACAAACTGGGGAAATATTAGTAAATAAAAAAAAATCTGCGAATCTTAAGAATCTTATTTTTACAATTGTTCCTGAAGGTAGATTTGTAAAGGTTCAGGGATCATTGCATAAATTTTCCAATAATGGCGAACGTAATAATGATCGTTTCACTTTTGAAAGATTTCAGGAAGTTTGTGCAGATCTTAAAGAATATATTGCGCCTAATGATATTATTAATAATTTGGAATTTGGCGTTAATATTTGTACTCCATTTAATCCTTCAGACTTCATTAAGAATTTATTAGCACATCGGAAAAAACAATTTAATAAAACCCTGAACCCGGGAAAGTCAATTGCACAGGCAGAATACTCCCAATTCATTCTAAAGATTTACGATAAATCCTTGCACCAAGGTCCAATGGGAGCAAATATTCTCCGGATTGAGCTTAAGTACTTGACAATGCAGAAACTGTTTAAAGATCGCCTTAAATGGAAGGATTTAAGCAAACCTGAGACTTGGCACTACCTGGGAAGCGTTTTACAAAAGAAATTTGGTGAGGTTACCTATTATGATCCCTCAATAGATTTAAAAAGTTTATCTGAATCAGACAGGAAAATAATAGAGAAAGGACACAATCCAATTTTCTTTGAAAATCTTTCAGGCCCCCATGCCTCCCGGATCAGAAAACAATATCAAAATCTTATTTCAAAACATGATAAAAAATTTAAAATTCTCCCTGAACTACTAACACAGGAAATAAATGAAGTGGTTAAAAGTTACCACTTTTCAACCTTAGATAATGAAATGCCAATTTTAACTGATTTCTATGAATTGGTTAAAAGTTACCCTCTGCTATATGGTAACATCTCACCATCTGTTATCTAAAGTAAATATACGTGTTAATGATTTATGTATTGTTTTATTTTAGAGGTCGGATATTATTTCCCATAAATAGCTGGACAAATTTTGATAATAATAATCTGGGGCAATAAACTTAGGTAATAATTAGCAAAATAATGAAGCTTCATCCGGATATTATGTGTCTTTTAATTTAAACTGAGTTTAATAGTTGTTAATAATCATCTTTATGTAATATTCCATCAGTTAGTTTAAATTACATATTTCGGAATGCCCTGTACACTTTCGCCGAAATAAGAATAAATAAGTAACAGAACTTTTCAGTTTTAAATAGAATATTATTATTGTAAATTGCGTAAACAATTTAAATTAGCAACAATATGCAATATTTATGGGCATTAATAATTTGTGTAGGAATCTGGGCATTAACAACAATACTTACTGGTTTTTTAGGATTGTTAATACCAATAGTATACATGTTATTAGGTTTTATGTTTGGAACAGAATCATTAATTCTTGGTATTGGAGGACTCCTTGGAAATCTTATAAATATATTTAATGTAAATAGATATATTAAAACTGAAGGCGCTTTATCACATGCCCCAATGTATAGCAAAATTGCATCCATTTGCTTTATTGTCGTATTTCTGGTTACAATTCTTTTCAAATATGCATTTAATATTGAATTAAAAAATATTAATTATTGGTATTTGATAATAATAGCAATTGTGGCTTGGATTATTCTATCCAATATACTAAGAGATAGAAAGACAAAATTATTATCTGATTTTAGTAAAAGTGTTGTAAAATATAAGATTATTAAAAAATATGATAATGACCCCAAATGGGCAACATATTTATATTTTAACAATAGTGAAGAAGGATGGAATCAAACAATACCAGGTAGTTTTCTTGCAAAAGATCCTGAAAAAGATTTAACATTCGTTCACAACACGAAAGAAGACGCTTTAAATTATGCAAAACGAATTTTTGAAAATGCCAAATTTATTGATGATTATACAGATAATCAAGCTTATCAAACTATTGAGTCAGATTATAAAAATCAAAATGATTACTTAAATAATGAATTTCCTTCAATAGATAATTATGTAAAGCAGGAAGTATTAAATGATTTATTCATAGTTGCTACTATTAAATCACCAATGATAAACTTTTCTACTAATGGTATTTTATTAATTGAAGGCAAGTCAATTATGGAGGATGCAAAGGCTTTTTATTATAAACTTTACGAATGGATGGAAGAATATTGTAAGAATCCTGCAAAAAAAACAGAAGTAAATATTAATCTTGAACTAATTAACGGTGACAGCATAAATTATCTTTTAAGATTATTGAGAAAAATAACTGAAATTAATGTTCCGAAGCATAAATTGTTAATTAATTGGAAATATGATGCTGAGGATGAGTTTTCAAAAGAACAAATAGTTAACTTCTCTCAATTGCTATCTACACCTATAAAAGCAATTCCTAATAATTGATATGGAAGAGAAAAACAAATTGATTAATAACGTCAAAGTAAAAAACGATTTTAAAAAATTACGGTAAAAACGAATTGATTATTCACCCTTACAGAGGATGAAAAGAGATTCGTTGAGTTATTGAGAAAGGCTGATAAGGAATATTTTGGGGAGAATAATAAATATAACAGAGATCGCAAAACTTTAAAACCATTTGCATGGCCTCCCTGTCATATTTTCTTCTTTCTCTAATAGTTTGATAGATTAGCCTTTTTTATATAACTTACTATCCGATTTTTTATGGAAACTCCAAACAAGAGCTGTATGATGGAAGACTGTCAAGTACTGTTCTGTGAGAACGCAAGGGTGAAATTCCCTTGTGTGACTCGACTACCTGCCATTTTTGGCGACATCGCAAACACAAACGGTAGTGCCGAAAACAGACAATAATAGGTAACAAAATAATAAAGTATGAAGCATTTTCTAACCATAGCGACAGGTCTTCTGCTCCTTTTCACTTCATGTAATCAAGATACGACAGAAATTACTAAGAAAGGGAAAGAACTACTTGACGAAGAAAAATATGAGCAAGCAATAACTCAATTCAATGACGCTCTTTCAAAAAATTCAAAGGACACGATGGCTTACTTTTATCGTGGAAAATGTTACTTCGCTCAAAATAAGTTTGCTAAAGCAAAGGTAGATTTTGAGAAAGTAATCAGTATGGATAATAGTGCATTTCTTTCAAGATATTTTAGAGGTATGTGCTTTGTTTTAGCAGAGGACTGGAATTCCGCAATCAATGACTTGACCTATTTCATAGAAGGCGACACTACAAATGCATACGCATATTTTTTTAGAGGTTCATCTTATATCAAATTGAATCAATATGGCAAGGCACTTCCTGACATGCTAAAAACAATAGATTTAGACAGTTCATACGCACAGGCTTATTTCATTATTGGACAATTGAAAATTGCTGAAGGAGATGAATCCATTGGTGTAAAATATATATCCAAAGCAGTTGACCTTGGATTTGCCGATGCCAAAACATACTTAGAAAATATGCGGGAAAAATCTTCATCAAGTTCAAAAATATCTGCTATTGACGACGAGTCAGCTTATCAGCAAATAAGAGAGTTTGCAAAAAGAGAATATCCGAATGATTACCGCATGGAACAATACACTTATAATAAACAACTGTCTGCTTACCTCTACATGAAGGGTGTATCTGACAATGAAGTCAAGCAATTTGCTGAAAGAGAGTATCACTATGATTACGCTATGCAGAAATACACCTACGACAAACAAATATCAGCTAAATCATACATGAAAAATGTCACAGATGCTGAAGTAAAACTAATCGCTCAACGAGAATACTATGAAGATTATGCTATGCAAAAATATACTTATGATAAACAATTGAGAGCTAAAAACTACATGAATTCGGTAAATAATCAATCAGCAAAAAAACAGGCCATCAGAGAGTATCCAACTGATTACTCTATGCAAAAATATATATACGATAAAATAGCTTACTAAATGAAGGCGATAAAAGTACAACCGAAAGATTGGCTATTGGATGAAAACTATCCAATCCGGATATTGTTTGACAGCGATGAAGAAAACTACTCCGTTATCTGGGGTAAATACAAAAAACATAAAGCACTTGGTGTTCGTTGGAATGGAGGAGTAAACCGCGGATATCCTGGTCAAGGAGGACATCCAACTTGGTATGTTGAGCCAGACTTTATTGCAATAGCAATTCTTCAACGAATATTGATCTTAGCACTTGACAATGGACTAACTAAGTATTTAGACAATATCAAGTTTGCGATAAGTGAATTGACTGAGAAGATGACTGATGAATAAAACGGCAGGTAATAAGTAGAGGGACTATGAGCAGTCTACAAGACCAATTGAGGAGTCGGTAATTAACAAAACTTATAATAAAAAAGTTTATTGTTTAGATTTTTTTAACAAGTGTACTTTCCCTATGAATCGAGCGATTCAGTTACGGTTCTGTGAGAACGCAAGGGTGAAATTCCATTGTTTGACTCGACTAACCGTCAGCAACGATAGCACGATAGATAATGAAACATAAAAAACATTTAACAAATAAATACGATATTAACCATCCATAAGGACATAAGAAACCGGCAATATGAAAATGTTTTGTTTTAAAATTTTAGCACTTCTGCTGACATTAGCTTTTGCTTCTAATGCTTGTAAAACTGACGACAATGTTGACAATCCCGACAATCCCGAGAAAGAAGATGTTAGCATTATTGGGCAATGGCAAATGTATGGCACTACAAAATATGGGCTTACATTTACTAACTATGGTATAGTTAAATGGAAACATTTACCTTATATGCCTTCAAATCTGAGTTATACCTATAGCGGAACAACCTTAACCGTCAGTGGCATAAATGGGACAGGAATTTTTTTAGATGAAGGAAACACTTTAGAGATCAACGGTTTCTCTGAGCCAAGTTCTTTTGGTAGTGTAGGTGCCACAGGACCATTTGTAAATAGCACTTACATTAGACAATAATAATGGGGATGGGTATATGTAATTTAATAGGCCTGTATCTGCTTGCTTTCGCTGACTTACAATCCAATCTTTACGACTGAACCTTCCTGATAGCAGACAGTAAGAATATTTTCAAAACGGTATTCCAGTTGCTCAAAAACTATTAAATGAATAGAAGCTTGATAGTGATTCAATAAATCCAATATTTATATAACCGTTTCTTAAAATTAGAAGCTTTTAACCTAAAAACATGGTGTTGGTTAATCTTATAACTGATCCTGCAAATTTGACCAAAAGGGTGATATCCCCATAAACACCCCTGGCCACTTACACTCTATCACAAAACACCCCCGCCCTACTTTCAATATATAACATAATACCCCCTATACACTTTCTAAAATGCACCTGCCCCCGAGGGAAAATAACCAATCCGTAACTCAATACAATACATATATATTATAATAGTATATAAACCCATATAACCCCCTACGTAACCCATTACATACAAACACCCCCGTACCCCCTTTAAATCCCCTCTAAATACCCCCTATACCACCACAAGAAGTAAACTATAAGGAGATGTAGGAGAGAGGGGGATAGATATAATAACTCCTTACAACATGCCTGAGAGTGAGGGATACCTCACAACAACCCCGGTGTGATCCTGCTCCGCAGGGATGCCCCCGATGGCTTTTCCTGTGGATATATATTTATTGTTTTACTTAATACTTAAAAGAAATGACAAACGAACAGGGAATTGAATTCGCAAAAAAGAACGGTTCATCTATGGCTCGTTCTGTAATGGCACAGGGCAATTATATTGCCAGAAAAGACAGCGATCATATTCGCATGATTGGCGAGTATGAGAAGGATAAATGGCACGAATGCAAACCCGATGAAAAGGTTTTAAGATTTCTTGCATTTTCGCAGGTTACAGACATGAAGACAGGCTTACCCGTTGACGTTTCTGTACCTTATCCATCATTCACTCAGCTTGCAGTAAAAAGCATTTTCCCCTTTAAAGTGAATGAGAAGGGCTATACTGAAGTGAAACTTCAGAAACTGACAGAAACACAGGCAAAGCAGCTATTAAGCGAAGAAGTGTAAAACCCATTGAAATCGAGCCCTTCGGGGCTCTTTTCTTTTTTTATTCAGGCATGTGTAAGGTTGAAAAGTAGGGGTTAAAATCTTATGGTTTATAAACTTAAAAAAGGTCTTTAAATATGGCTAAAATTAAATATGAAAAAATACCTCCACAAGCTATCGAAATAGAGGAAGCCATTTTAGGCGCAATACTTCTTGAAGGATCTTCATTCATTCGCGTATCTCATTTCTTTAATGAGAGCATATTTTATAAGGAATGTCACAATATTATCATGAATGCCATTAAATCTATACATGAAAATAATGGATGCATAGATTTATTGACTGTTACTGATAAATTAAGGGTAACGGGAGAACTCGAAAGTGTTGGCGGAGCTGCTTTCATATCTAACCTTTCAGCGAACATAGGCTCTGCCAATCATTTAGAGTTTCATTGCATGGTAATATCTGATAAATATCTTTTAAGAGAACTTATCAGGATAGGAAATAAAATAATGGAGAAAGCTTACCAGGAAGAAGATCCTTCAGATATAGCTGAATGGGGAGAGAATGAAATCCTTCAACGATTTAACCTGGATTTTGACGGAAGAAATAATTTCAAAGAAGCTTTGCATTCCACCATGCAGGATATAGCAAATAAGGCACAGGGTATAGTAAAGAACTTTATAAAAACAGGAGATAGTGAAGTAGATGAGAAAATATCTTTCCGTGAAAGACAAATATGCCTCATTGCCGGATCTGAAGGGTCAGGGAAGTCAAAATACATTACTTACCTTATTAAGGGCATGTTAGATAATAATGAAAATTTACGAATCCTTTGGTTTAGTATGGAAGATAGTAAAGAGCAAATTGTCCGCAGTTTTATTTCTATGGATGTTAAGCTTACAACTAAACAGCTACAGAGTATAAATTATACTCTTTCACCAGAACAGCTGGATAGTATTAATAAAATATCTGAAGAATTTAGTGATTACAAAATTGCATTAATTGACAGGGTATGTTCCGTTCAGACTATAGTAAGAAAGACAAAAAATTATCGTGAGAAATATAAAGACAGTACGATAATAGTTGTTATCGACAATCTCGGGTTAATAACAACCGATTCTTACTATAAAGGAATAGAAAAAGATGATTACCTGGCAGGTAAAATCAAGGAACTTTGCGATAGCACCAATACCTGTATGTTTGTAATACATCATATTACAAAAGAAAGCTCTAAGAGATTCAATTTAGATGAAGGGTACAGGCCAAGAAAAGAATATATCAAAGGTTCTACACGAATACTTGATTATGTTCAACAGGCAGTGTTGGTTAATCTCCCAAGAAAATACAAGGATCTAATCCAGGAAGAGAAAAATAAAACCAAAATATTAAATATCAAGGAAAGGACTGGAAAATTTGACAGAACAAGATTCCTTGCGGAATTCTGGGCTATCAATAAAAAAGGTGATAAGAATACCAAGACAATATCCGATCTCCAAGAAGCAACATGGAATGAACTCAAATTTGCTTGTGCCACCGACACGACAGAGAAAGGAGAACCCTTAGCAGCAGGATATATCATTAAAAAATATATTGAATATTCTTTCTACATGGATGAAATGAATAAACACCGAACAAAAGGTTTTAGAACAGAAAAACTCAGTATCTATTCATTTATCACCAACAAAAAATATAAGGAGGATTATTCTCCTGAAAAAGATAGCAGGTCTTATTATTTGTATGGGAATGATATATCTCTTTCTGCTAATATCAATGAACTGTTTATTGTAGAAATAGTAAAAAACAGAGACGGGAGTGATATTGAAGACGATTCTATCATTCGTTACAGGGCTAATCTGGACTTTAACATTTTTATACCAATCATTCAAAAATAATTACGGGAATTATAAAAGAGTATTATCATGATCTCCTATCTGCAATGCAAAACGGAGATATGGATGATGATTAGTATGCATATTTAAAGTGGTTAATAGATCACAATCAAAAGAACTTGAAAAATATAAAAATTAAAATCAATCATTATGACAAAAGAAAAAATTCAATCAGCCAGGGAGTTGGAAATTCCTATCTATTTCCACAACTATAAGCTTTTAAAAGATAAAAGTTTTGTATTGAAAGGATCACATATCTATTTTGTACAAGGACCTAATGGAGTAGGTAAGACAACCTTCTTAAAAGCTCTTACAAGCCTCCAGATTGCTTCTGACGATACAACCAATAAAGTATCCCGGGGAGAAAGTGAAGGTCTATATGAGGCTAAAATACCAGCTTCTGATGGTTCTTTTATTACCATACGTCATGAGTTCACGGATAATAACAAAGGAAAGTTCATTGCTATCCGGGAGGATGGAAGTAAAATATCCAGTGTAACAGAAATAAGGAATCTATTTAATTACACTCCGATTAACGTAGATCAGTTCTTTGCAATGAGCAATACTGCAGAGGGACGTAGAAAACAGAGAGATATAATTCTCAAACTTCTCACCGATGAAGAAAGAGAAGAATTCAATGAGTTTGATCTTCAGGAACAGCATTATTATGATCAGAGAACCGAGATAAACAAGGAAGTTGAACAAGCTGACAGTAGCATTAAAGCTATTGTTATTCCAAAAGAAGATGAACTTCTCGTTCCCCGGGAAGAAGAGGCAAAGAAGCTTATTAAACTTTATGGTGACATTATATCTCTTCGAAAACAGAAAGCTGATTTTATTCCAACGCTTACCGATCTTAACAAAAGAAAAGAAAATCTTGAAAATGAGATTGAAAATAAGAAGAAAGAATTGGAAGAACTCAGCAATACTATCAAAGAAGGAGAGAATACTCAATCTGAAACTGATAAAATTCTGGCTCCATATGAGAAATTTACCGATGAAGAATTAGAAAAGAAAATAGAAACCGGGAATAATATCATAACAAGGATAACTTCTATATCCACCAAAAACGAACTCAAGAAAGAGTGGATGAATAAATGGGAAATACAGAAAGCAAAAAGTGATGAGCTTACGAAGAAAATTAATGTGTGCCGGACAAAGAAAACAAATATCATTACCAGCTCTGATCTTCCCGTTGAGAATATATCCTTTGAGGATGGATTTCTTACAATTGATGGTTTTCAGTTCAAAGAAAACCAGGTATGTGAAAGCGATGCGGTTCTTATCCTGGCAAATATTCTTGCTAAAATCAATCCTGGGCCTATCCAGGTAATAGGAGATGCCAGTATACTTGATAATGAAAAGCTGGAAAAACTCAATCAGATTGCAGAAGAGAATAACAAGATCATGTTCGTGGATGAAGTAACCCGTGATGCAAATGATATCGTGGTAGTGGGCTATGAGGAATTAAGCAATAAAGTTCTTAAAGTAAGCCTGGATAAAGTGGCGAGATCTAAAAAGGAAACCATACAACAGGAAGAGAAACCGGAAATACCCGATAAATGGATACCTCCTCTATTGACAAAAAAAGAATTTTTCAAAAAGGTTAATAATGAAATTCTATTTTAAACCATTAAATATTTATCACTATGAACGAGAATAAAAGTAAACCAACAAAAATCGAATACAAACGCTATTTCGACGGGAAATTCGGGCGCGTATTTTATTTCTATATTGAATTTGAAGATGGTGTATCAGGACAATTCTCTACTACAAAAGAAAAACAGGAAAAATTCGAGATAGGAAGAGAAGTTACCTATACCGTTTCGGAAAAAGAAAGCAAGAACGGTAATGTGTACTATCATATCGACCTCGCGAAAGAAAAGTTCTCTGACGGCAAAGGGGTATATAAATCCGGGGGTAAATCCAGGGAGACTGAATCGATAATTCTTGCCAGCGTGTGCCTGGATATGGCAAATGTGGTTGCAGAAAAAATGGGGCTATTTGACCATGTAGATGAAAATTTTCAAGCCCTTCATGCACTGGCAGATAAATTTTATGATTACATTGTTGATAAAGCAGGTAATGATACTCAGTTGAGGATCAACTATCAAAGTCGTCTTAAAGAAGTGTGCAAACATTTTTTTGCTTATCCTAAGCTGCAGATAGAAAATTCCTCAAAACTACTGGAATTCGTAGATCGAGAAGTTGCATACCTTCAAAGCAAGTCGAAATGAATTTCCACGAATCTCCAATAAACCAGAGTCTCATTCGCGGTTTTCTTTATAATAATGAAGAGTATGATGAAACAGGAAAACCGAGATATTGTTTAAGGTCTGTTTACCTGACAAGAATAACAAGACAACTTCAAATGCCTGTCAGTGATGCTATGCTGGCAGGCAAATACTTTGAAACAAAATGTCTTGGTAAAAGCTCCCGATATGACGTGCATGACCTTCCGAGAAAAAAGCTAACCAGAAAGCAATTGGCAGAGAATGCAGTGCGAAAGAAAGAGAAGAGGCCTCTGCTTTTTGGAGAGAAATACCTGGATCATATACGTATTGATGATCAGGTAAGCAGGTTTAAGGCACTATGCCAAAAACATAGAATAATAATTACTGATTCCAATGTTCAAATTAAGCTAAGAACTGTCTGGGAAAAAGATCCGGATGTTTTGCTTAGTGCAGAGTTGGATATATTCCCGACAACGATACTTATAGATGGCAAATTAGAAACAGCCATTATTGACCTTAAGCTTACCGCAGATATTCATAATGGTTATGGGGAATATTGTTATGGGAAACCGGAATATCTCGATCTTATCCAGGGTAAGATGTATCATTATATTGTCCGAAATATAAACACGAAGCTTAATCCGGAATTAAACTCTCTTATGACAGATAGCGTTAAGAGCCTTATTGCTCAAAATAGAATACTATTCCTATTATGGATATTTAACTATAAGGGCGATGTGCTGGAAGATAAATTTATAAAAGTAACATGGGACAAAACCAAAGAACATGAACTACACGCAAGCATCAGCAAAACAATAGATATACTCAAGAAGGGAGAAAAAACAGGCTGGCCTGCCAATCCTGTATATAATCTATGTAAAAGATGTCCTTGGACAGAATGTCCTGATCGTATTAAAATTCAAACTGTATAAATAAAATGGAAACAACAGAAAAAGTATTAAATTTTAAAGACAACAAAATCCAGGTATTAACTCTGGATGATCTTAAATCTACCGTTAAAGAAGAAGATTATAACGGAAAGCCTCTTATGGGAATGTATCACTGGGAATTTATTGAAAAAGCATGTGAAGTCGTTGATAATGCTAAATTGAAATTTGAACTGGATCATGTATGGGCAGCTCAGAATCAAGACAAATCAAGACCGGGAGTAAGTGTCATTGAAAAATACCGGGAACAATATGGAGAAAACGCTGTACAGAGCTATCTTTTACGAAGGATATTTTCCCGTATCGTAGTGCATGATGAAGAAGATCAATTTACCAACACGGCTATTGCCTTA